GAAATCAGGGACGGGCGTGTTGTCGCCAAGGATGGAACGGACGTGACCGGTGCCTTTATCCGTGGGGCGGAGGAAGCTTTGCGGCTGGCGTTGGAAAACGGCTGCACAGCGGCGATCCTCAAGGCGCGGTCGCCCTCCTGCGGATCCGGGGAAATTTATGACGGCTCCTTTACCGGAACCCACGTGCCCGGCGAAGGCGTTTTCGCCCGCATGGCCCGTGAGGCAGGACTCGAAATCTGGAGTGAAGAAACATTCACCGAAGGAAGATAGCTTTTATGCTCAATACATTGTTTTTATTAATTATATAATTGTTTTTCTGCACCATTCCGCACCAAGTTGGTGCAATCAGGGAGGCATGTAGCTGCACGCCGTTGGGATGATGCCAGCGCATGAGTGTAGAATGCCCCTGTTGTGGTGATGTTCTTGTGCCCAAGTTGCGCAGCCACTGCTGCGATGTCCACCCCATTTGCCAGCATTTCGGAAGCAGCAATATGCCGTAACGCGTACATAGGCATAAGTACGCCGATTTTTTTACATGCTCTATCCCATGACTTGTGGTACATGGAGGAGGTCACTGCCGTGCCTTTTCTCCCACGGCAAACGAGGTTTTTTCCAGCTGCCATGTCTGACTTGAACCGTAGCCACGCTTCGGCAAGATATGCCTCTGGCGGGAATACAAGTTTTGTAGTACAAACTTTCGGCATGTAAACGCACACGGTTCTAGCCTTCCAGTCGAATGCCGACCATTCGAGACGGAAAAGTTCGGATATGCCGGGACGCAGACATAGGGCAATGGCGGTTTGGGCTGCCCATTGAAGCCACGGCGGGAGCACAGGAAAGAGTTTGTGAAAGTCTTCCAGCGTTCCCGTCCGTGGCTTGTTTTTTGCGCCTGGGAGTTGCCGATATTTCCCCCAAGGATTCTCGTGGAGCAAATCCTGTTCGACGCACCAATTGATTGCGGCCTTGAGTTTTGAAACGTAGGAGTTGATGCTTGTCATAGTTAGACCATCATTCCTGCACCTCTCGCGCACATTTTCGAGGTCACGACGTGTCAATGTGTCAACAAAACGGTCGGCAATAAACTCCGCTGGACCTTCCCGGTGATAGCCGTTTTGCCTGTCATGACCACAGACCAAAAACTCGTACGTTGCTATGGTTTTTTCGGCGTACTCAGTGTTCTTTAAGTACACCAGCACCGCCTCCAACAGCGTCAGGCGCGTGTTTTCCACCTTATCATATTGGCAATCCGCATCGAACTGCCGAGCCTCTTCATCAGTACGGAAAGAGCGCTGTTTCCAGCGCCCTTCTTCATCTTTGAACTTGACGACAAATCTGCCGTCACCGCGCTTTGCTACGCTCATGAGAACCTCTCTTCAAGCCAGCAAAAAGCGCCTTCCCTGATTCTGGGGATAGCCTATCGCGGGAAGATTTTCTAGTCCCTTGGTTGAGTTCGAGCAGTTCGAGAAACCGTTGGTAGAGACGTTGGTCTTCAATCTCTAACTCCCGACGCCGCTGTACGATTGAGCGGATTTCCGAGATTGTCGTTTCCATCCTTTCTCCTTTCATCCTACGCGGCCCGCTCGTACACCCGCGTCCCAATCTCAGCGATTCGCGGGTCGACCTTTTCGAGCGCATTGCACAGCGTGGTCAGCGTCTTGAGCAGGTTGTGCCAGTGAAGGCCCCGGAAGTAGACGGGGCAGGTGTTCCGGGCGTCCTCAAGGAAGGTCAGCCCGGCCCACATCCCGGCACCCCATTGTGTCCAGCGGGAAGCGTCCCCGGCAGCGGCCTGAACATCCCCGACGTGCCCAGCAAGGATATGGAACCGGGCATCCAGATCTCGCTTCGCGCCTGCGGAGAGTCTGCGCTTCTGCGTGTCGTCCGCACACCGTTCGATCCAGCGGTCGACCTTCTCGACTTGTCTGCCAAGGTCGCCAAGCTGCGCCAGCATTTCCGGCTTCAAGAAAGAAATCGCCACAGTGATCATGGACAAGGCCAGAACACAGCGGGTGTGCTGG